TTCTTCTTTCGGCACTCTTAAAAAAAGGGGCTGAAATAGTCGATACAGAGGTGGAAAATGCTCTTTTAAGACGTGCTTTGGGATATAAGCTTACAGAGACCACAAAAGAGTTGAGAGACGGTGAGCTTGTCGTTACAAAAGAAATCGTAAAGGAGGTTCAGCCGGACGTGACGGCGCAAATCTTCTGGCTTAAAAACCGCGTGCCGAATCATTGGAGCGATAAACCCGTTATTTCTGCGGAAGATACGGAAAAAATACAGAAAGAAGCAGAACGTTCTGCCGACGAGCTTTTGGAAGAGCTTAAAAACCGCAAAATAGAGGGATTTGAGAGTGGGAAAGACGAAGTATAACGATAAAATCTTGGATTGCATTTCGCTTTGTGTAAATTCTTCCGTCCGGCAGTTAACACTGGAGGGCACCGTAAGATCGTCAAAAACGGTAGCCGCGATCGAGGGCTTTTTCTGGCGGGTGTATTTTTCAAAAGGAAATCGGCATTTAGTCGCTTCTTATGATATGTCCACTTTGAACGACAATCTTCTTGTAGCGGACGGATTTGGGTTGACTGAGAAGTTTAAAAGGTATTTTGCAAAAGGAAACGAAAACCCGTTGAAAAAAGATCGGATCGGAAGTCATTTTTTGGAAATGGATTGCGGAAGCCGGGGAAAGAAAAAAATCAGTCTTTGCGCGTATTCCAATAAGGCAAAATGGAAAAACGTTCTGGGAGGCAGTATTGAAAATATACTGATCGATGAAGCGAATATAGCCGATCCGCAGTTTTTAAACGAATGCTATTCCCGACAGGTCAGTTTTGATTCTCCGTTTACGATCTATACGCTGAACGGCGACGTCCCGACGGCTAAAATTTATGAGTTTGTGAACCCGTCGAAAATAATAGGTAAATGCCCCGCAAGTATTCGGTCCGAAATGGAAAAAGCGCCGAAGAAAGCGGGGTATTATTATACGCATTGGACAATGCGAGACAATCCGATCATGACGGAAGAAAAGATCGCGGCAGCTTCATCGGTTTATCCGCCGGGAAGCTTTTATTATACGATTAAAATACTCGGTGAAAGAGGAACACCCGGCAGTCTTATTTATATCGATTATATCGACGAGAGTCGGATTATTCAAAAGCTGGATATCTCCAAGCTTCATTCTTTTGTAGTGAGTATGGATATCGGTGCCACGAGAGCGATGAACTCGATTACTTTAATGGGATTCTATGCAGGATATCGCGGCGCGGCGGTTTATGCTCAGGAATCGTTTTTGCAGACCGGATATAAAGAAAAAACCGAACGTTTAAAGGCATTTATACGGAAATGGAGAAGCCTTGGAGCGCGGAATATAGAATGCGTCGTGATCGACAGCGCGGAGCAGAACTATATTAAGGATTTGAAAGCGGAATTTTATAATATCGGATTTCCCGAGGTTATAGGAAGCTATAAAGCGACAATCAAAGACCGAATCGATATGAATATCGTACTGCTATCGGCAGGGAAATTGATATTTAACGATACGGAGGACGGCAGAGCCGCACTGGACGCATTCAAACAGGCGGCGTGGGTAGAAGGAAAAGTAGGAATCGAAAGGAAAGACGAAAACGAGCCTTGGAACGATAAGCTGGACAGTATAGAATATGCAGAGACGCGGCATATGAACGCGTTAATGCGGTCGGACAGGTGATAGAGAATGGGAATTTTACAGGATATAAAAGAAAAAATCAAAAATAAGAGGTTGCTGAAATTGGAAAAGGATTTGCTGTCTTTACGTAACAAATTACGATTTGATCCGCGAATATTAGACATGACCGATCATGAAAATTCCGAAGAGTTTTCGAGGAGAATCTATGAATATAAGGTCTGGAATACGGGAAGCGCGGGTTTGCTTTGTCGCTTTTACAGAACAGGCAACGCGATTTCGGGCGGATATGATTACAATAAAATAAATTATTTCTGGGCGAAGGCTCCCGTTTCCCGACGTATGATCCACTGCGGGATTCCCGGTCTTATCTCATCGCGCATGGCGGACATATTATTTAAAAACGGCGTGGAAATCAAAACCGTTGTCTATCAGAACGAAAGCGGAGATTCTTTAACGGAAAATAAATCCGAAAGCAAAAAAGCAGACGAGTTCATGAAAGAGTTTGTGAAAAAGCTGAATCTTCACGTAAACCTTCAAACGGCAGCGGTTAATGAATCCTGGGGCGGACATTGCTTCTTTCGTCTGTCGCACGATTCGGCGGTTTCTGCGTTCCCGATTCTCGAAACGTTTGATCTGACGAATGCGGAAGTTTTGAAAGATCGCGGGATTACAAAAGCGATTGTTTTTAAAACGTGGTATAAGCATAAGAATAAGACTTATCGCCTGGATGAGATTTATTCCGTGACCGAATATGACGACGCATGCATAACGTATAAGCTTTTCAGGTTCGACGGAAAAACGGAAGTTGAATGCGAGTTGACGGAAATCCCGCAAACCTGGGAGATGTTTTATGTAAACGGCGAAGGGAATCCGAACGGAATCAATCTTGACGATGAACAGCGTTTCGTATACGTCGGTTTAAAGGGAATGCTTGCGTTTGAAAAGCCCAATAAAATGCCTTCGCAGGAGTTCCCTTCGTCGGGCTACGGTGCAAGCGATTATGAAGGCGCGATTGACGAGTTTGACGCTCTGGACGAGATCACGAGCGCAAACGTGCGTGAAATCCGAACCAACGAAACAAAGCGATATGTCCCGGATATATTTATCCCCAAGGACCCCGTAACCGGAAAGCCGCTGCCGTTTGATGAGTTTGCGGATTGTTATGTCGAAACAAGAGGCAGTCAGGAACAGGACGCTAAAAATAAAATAGAAATTTCTACAATTGACGATAAAACGCTGTCTCTTTTGGAAAAATGGAAATCGACGCTTTCAATCGTTTGCAATAAAGCTAAGATATCCCCGTATTCGCTCGGTATTACATGGCTGGAAGCAATCGGACCGTCAGCCGAAAGCCAGCTTGAACGAAATAAAACCACACTCGATATGCGCAAAGGAAAAATCGAACTTTGGAAACCTATGCTTGAAGAAATGCTTTTGAGAGCCTTGCAGCTTAACGTCTGGATTCGAGGTAACGTCGAAGGGATAAAAGAACGGCAGGAAGATGTCCCGGATATCGATTTTACGGCGGGAAATACAGCCGTACAGGTAGATTTCGGGGAATACATCACCGAGGGCGTTTCTCAGTTAATAACCACTTGGGGAAGCGCAAAAACGCAGAGAATCGCGAGTACCGAGGAATGTATCAGAAAAATTCATCCCGACTGGACGGAAAAGCAAGTACAGGACGAGGTGAATATTATTCGGTACGAGGACGGTGTGAGTCTTGATAATCCTGATAATTTACCCGATCTGACAGGTTTTGAAATTCCCGAAGAGACACAAGCGCAGGCAGCCAAAGAAGAGGCTTAAACCATGTCGAGACGCGAATTATTATCTCCTGCGGACGATACGGCGAGCAGGGCGATTATGGACGTGCAGACGGCTACGACGCGCGTTAAAGAAATTGTTACGGAGGGAGTATCGAAGAAGTGGACGGATAAGCAATTGACGGAAGCGTTGAATAAAGCGATTGCGGCTGAATGCAAAAGGATTGAAAACGCCGCGTTTCGGGAACAGTTCAGAAAAGCGTTAATAACGGCGGCAAGAAAATGGCATTATCAGCTTTCAAAAACTTATCAGACGTTAGATATAAATTTTGCGCATACGGCAAGCGATTTGACGGGAAACGCAGAGTTAAAAACCCTTATTTCTAAAACTCCGTTTGAAAAAATGACGGAGTTTCGGAAAATATTGGACGACGGAACAAACCCCGGCATTCCGATTATAAAAGATTATCAGAAAAGCGTCAGATTTGCGTTGAGAGCGATTTCTACGGACGCTCCGAAGATTATCACGGCTAAGAACGGAAAAACATATGCAATGCCTGCAAGATTGCGCGCAGAGCTTGCTGTGCGGTATGCTGCGGCTGTAGAGAATTTACAGAGCCTTATAGACGGCGGAGTTTTGTTTTGTTGGATATCTTCTCATCCGAATTGTTCGCCGAGGTGTGCAAAATATCAGGGACGGTTGTATTCCTTGTTTAAAGGCAAAGCCGTTCTCGATGGGGTGGAATACGGAGAAAGCGGAACGATAGACGGGATTCGTTACAGTCCTATCGACGAAGCATTGGCAGGCGAAAACGGAGACGGGAACGGCTGTATCTCGGGGTATAATTGCCGTCACAGAGCTATTGAATATGAACACGGCAGTAAGCCCCCGGCTGATTTTTCCGAAATACAAATGAAAAGGGAGTATGCGATAGATAAAAAACAAAGGAGTTTTGAAAACCGAATCCGACATTTAAAAACGGAAGAGACAGAATTAAGAAAATCCGGAATGATCAAAGAAGCTTCGGTGCTCCGTAAAAAATGGCGGAGTCTGACGATAGATTATCAGGTGTATTCTCTTGAACATGATCGGGCGTTTTATCCGTACCGTTGCGTAATAGACAGAGGAACGGAGGACAATTAAATAAGAACAAGCGTTTTTGCTGAAAGGCGGAGCGCTTTTTTCATGCCCTGAATACGGCATAAAACTGTTCGCGCTCGGCGGAGCTATAAACGCAAAAAAAATATCTCGGCGACCGAGAAATAAACAGCGCACCGCGCAGGCAGCAGAAACGGCGGTATGGAGGTAATTTATGGCAAATTTTAAGGAACTGTTCGGAGATCAGTATAAACCCGATATGACGCTTTCGGAAGCGGAAAAGCTGTTTGAAGGTAAACGTCTTGCAGACCTTTCATCGGGCGAGTACGTGAGCAAATTGAAGTATGACGCAGATACAAGACTGCTTTCCGAGTACAAGAACCAGCTGGACGGAAAACAATCTGAGATCGATTCGGCAGTAAAAAAAGCCGTGGAAGCGGCAAAGGCAGAATCGAAAGCGGAGTATGAAAAACAGCTTGAAACCGAACGCACGGCAACAAAACGCAAGAATGCCCGGGAGAAAGCTTATAACGGCTTGACGGACGAACAGAGAAGCATATACGACGCTTTTTTAAAAGACGACGAGCTGAAGCTGTCCGAGGACGGAGAGCAATTTGACAACTTCGAGGACCTTGCGAAACCTATTCGGGAAAAGTATAAAACATTGTTCCCGATCGATGACGGTTCACACGGCAGAGCCGGGGTTAAACCGGGAAGCGGTAACTCAAATCCCGCAGAATTTGATTATTCGGATTATAAGCATTTGAGATAAAAACAAAACAGGAGATTTTAAAAATTATGAATACTATTGAAAAAGCAATCAGATATTTATCTGAACCGGAAGCAATCAGAAATGTATTGGTTGATTCCCTTCGTACCGCCGATCTTGAAGTTCCCAATCAGGCAATCGGAGCACAGACCGTAAGATATCAGCATATCGAATTTGGGGATTATACCCTTGGAGACTATGACAGAGATCACGGCTATGAAGCCAATGATATTGTTTTAAAATGGAAAGAATTTACTCTTACGCAGGACAAAGGCAATAAGCTGCATATCGATAAAATGGATGACGAGGAATCCATGGCGAACGGTATCGTTATGCTGGGTAATCGGTATTACGACAAAGTTGTTTACCCCGCGATCGATACCTATCGTTTGAGTAAGCTTGCGCAAACAAAACATGCGTTTGTAATCAATGAAACTTTAACGCCGGAAAACATTCTTACGGGTATTCTGACGGCGAAAGCGCAAATGGAAGAATTAAAGATCGATACTACTTCATTGCTTCTTTATATAACGCCCGAAATCAAGGCGTTTTTGAAAGAGCAAGCTTTGGCAAAAGGTTACTGGTCTTACGGAAACTGGAACGGAAATCTCGAAATAAAGGTTGAGATGTTTGACGGTGCAAAGATCGTCCCCGTACCCTCTAAATATTTCGGAAATTCCGATGTGCAGGCAATCCTGCTCCATAAGGACGCTGCGCCGGCAATGACGAAATATAAGGAAACGGTTTACTTTGACCGGATACCCGGTTTCGGCGGTCGTATGAGTGAAGTGGATATAGGCGTATATCATGATTCGTTTGTCTATGAAGAATTGAATCGTGCGGTCTGTATCTTCTTGAAGAAAACGACAGCGACGAAAACCGTTACATATTCCGGCGGCGACGGCGCAACCGGCACCGCACCCACCCAGGCGGCGACAATACCCGGAAAATCGTTCACGCTTGCCGATAATACGTTCACAAAAGCGGGATATACTTTCGCGGGCTGGACGGACGGTAGCAACATCTACAACGAGGGCGAGAAGTACTATATGCCCAACAGCAACGTGACGATTACGGCGCGTTGGAAAACCATCGAGTAAGATGTAAAGACGCGGGGAAGCGGTTGTTTCCCCGCAAATCTTTATGAGGTGACGGAATGATTGATTATGTTCGTGTAACCAAGGAATTTAATGCGTATTATCAGACTTCGATCGAAGCTTTAAAAGAATATCATCCGCAGTACTCCGAATTTTCGTCTGCCGCGATCATCAATATACAGCATGATTTTCTGTGGAGCGTTATACCTAAAACGGATTACATCGGCGAGTTCGAGGACTTTACGGAGAATCAAAAGAAAGTCTATTACAAGGCTCTGATCCAGCAACTGTTTTATGTCTTGAAAGAAGGCGATTTTTCCGCAATGACGGGCTATAATCCGATGACGAATACGTTTTCTTCAAAAGCCGATTTTGAAAACGGCAAAACGTACGCTTACGGACGGCGGATTGATGTACGCCGCCTGCAATGGTTCATCGGGCTTCGGTCTCCCGATTCCCGGATACGGAAGAAGGGGGAAACTATAATGCCTGTAAATCCGTTCGGCAGCAAGAAAGCCGTTATATCCAAATCACCGGGCGAAGGGAACAAGTCTAAGTTTTCCAACGGTAAAGCAGAAGCGGAAATTATCGCCTGGGAGGTCTGGAACTCACGTTATAAACGCCAGTACTCTCCGCAGTCTAAAATTTACGGCGACGAAACGACGCTCGTCGTAAGAACCCGTAACCCGCTTGCGAAAGAACTTGAAAGCGACGATGGTTTGAAATGGGAGGGATATACTTACTCCGTGCAGGAGATTCATTCCGTCAAAACTTTCTATAACTTCAATTCCGAGGATTATGAAATCAAGTTGAGGTGACATCAAGTCATGGATATAATACGCGAGACCTGCAAAATTTTAAAAATCGTTCTCCAAGCCCGCGCACCCTACGATACGGGAAATCTGGCGCTTAATTCTATCAGGATATCCAAAAACGCGGTGATCATCGGCGGCGCGGAAATCGCACCGTATGCGCCTATCACAAATGCGCCGTGGGTTTCGGAGAAATGGAAAGGCAGGAAAAACCCAAACGAAGGCTGGGT